GGCGCAGAGATCCACAGAATAAAGATCGCTGAGGCTTTCCGCGCTCAGGCAATGTTTTCCTTCAACAACGGCGGGCTTCCAGCCGATCAGAGCCAGCATGGACACGCCAAAGAGACTCATTTTCCTGTTTTGCCGGGCGTCGTCCAGCTTGGAGCGAAGAGCAGACTCGGCAGAGAAGAGATTAACTGTGGTATATACGCCCAACTCATCGTGTGAGCTGCCTTCAAGCCAGCCCGCGATGCGTTCCGGATCTGTCGCTCCTGTTGGATCAGCACTGCGCTGATCAGGATGCCGGCGGCCAAAAGGCTTGCCAGCCACAGCCTCCGCAACCCGCGCAATAAAAGCCGGTGGGTAAAAATGGGGCACCGATGCGCCATTCAGCGCCCCGGTTCCCCATCCCGGCTTCAGAACACGGATCTTATATTTCCCGCTCTCGTGAGTCGCATCGCCTTCCGTGGCCAGAAATTCGCAGCTCTCAGCCACTGGCACATAGGCCGTGGTCACTTCCTGCGCATCGCCAAAGGTGACCTCGTCGCCGGCAATCGTGTATGGAATGCGATAGAGCTTTGCCTCGGGACCGCGCGCAATCAGGTAATCGCTGAAAGTCTCGAAGAGATAGAAGCGCTGGCAGCCATGCTCATCGAGGCCGAAGGCTTCGCGCAGCTCACCATTGATGAGCTGTTGCTGTTCATCGAGCGAAAGATCTGCTTCGCTGGTCAGATATTTCGCCTTGAAGCCGCTGGCGTCGATGCCCATGCTTTTGGCTTTCGATGCCAGCTTGCGCGCGACCTTCTTTTTTTCTGAGGCCGGCAGACCGGTTTGATCGAAACGAGCCAGAGCATCGCGCAGATGCACCTCATCCGGGATCGGGAGACTCCAGGTGGAAATGTCGTCGGGATCTCCGACATAGGCGAAGTCGGAGGCAGGATACTCTTTTCCACCCACGGATTTGGTCTTCGCGGCTTCAGCAGCAAGCAGAAATAGGAGATTTGGTTTCATTTCAAGCCTCATTGTTGCTTTCTCCGCTGCTCTTTCATGCGGCAGCGGAGAAAGGTGAAGTATCTGCGATACCTGCGCTACTTTGCGGCTTTCTCGGCAATGGCCGCGATCATCTCGTTTTTTTTCAGGCTTGAATCAAGTTCCAGCCCATGCACGTCGAATGCGTGACTGATGAGCTGCCACTTACTCATGGCATTCAAGTCTACGGACGGCTGGGGTGAGGAAATCGGGAAACTGTATTTTCGGCCGTCAGTTGTCACGCAGACAAGAGTCTGAATGCCATTGACATTACGAGTGGAGCGGAGCAGTACCTGCCAGGGCTCCAGCACTTCGATATCGGCCGCTGACTTGGGCTCGGGAACTTTCAGGACCGTGTTTGCGCTCCGGAGCGCGGCAGTGCGCTGTGCGCCGGGGTTGTCCGGATGGTCGATCATGGCTTGTGCGTGCGCGGTGGCGTATTTCGCTGTCCACTGCGTTTTGGCCGCTACCGACAGATGCACTGGCGCAGCGGGCGTAACAACGGCGGATGCCGTCTTCGATTGGATGGTGTCTACAGAACTCATGGGGTCCTCCTAAGCAGCTCTAGCTGTGACCGAGATGCCGTAGCTTTGCAGCAATTGGCGCTCCTGGTCAGTTGGTTTCAGTTGGTCCTCGCCTAAATACGGTTGAACGAGGCAATGGCAGTTGATTGTGTTTTCCGGAGATCCAGCAGGATCGCGCGGATATTGAAGCTCTTCGCCTTCAACCAGAAAAGGTTCGCCAGGCTTGCGGATCTGGCCATCGGCGAGCAGATGGCTTATTCGGGGCACTCTGGCCACCGGAATATGCAGCCAGCGTTTGGCCAGGCCTGGATGCCGCTCGCTCAAGTCATTGATGCGCGCGATGCTGGCCAGCGATTGGAGACGCAAGATTTCGTTTGTCGCAATTGTCGTCGCCCGCTCGCCCACCTGGCTGAAGAGGCCGGAGAACTGTCCGCCTTTGAGCGTGGTGCCGATTTGCGTGACGAGCTGTTGCAGATTCAATCCGCCCATGGCGGCGCGTTGGATTGCCGCATTGATCTTGGCGCTCATATCGCGCGTGAGCCCGGTAATCAGATCCGCCGTGTAACCTTGCACCACTTGGACCATCGCCCGGTCCACAACGGGATGCACCACCAGTGAGCCGGTGCCGGCCGCCACCGTGGCGTCGATCTGCACAGCCGTCTGTTCATACGCCTTTTGTTGGAGGTCGCTGACCTGGCTACTTGCCTGACTAGCGAACTCCGCCATCACCCGGTCGATCTGCGCCTTGAGCGCCTGCAACCGCGCCGCGTTATAACTCGATGGCTGGCTTCTCACCACATCGGCGAGGATCTCGCGGTTGGCATCGTCGAGCAGCTTCAGGATGCGCAGGCGCGCCTCGGGCGTCAGTGCTTCGGCCTGCTTGGTGAGCAGGTTGAGCTGCTGAGCGTAAGCCTGTGCGCGCGAGTCAGCCATTATTGCACCAGGCTCCTTTCCTCTGCAGCATCGAGCAGATCGTTATCGGGTCCGTTACCGGCTTCATCGGCCGCGTTCGGCGACTTCAAAGTCTTCAATGCTTTGTCGAGCGCAGATTGCGGCGCGAAGAGATCCTGGTGTTTGGCCGCGCGATCGTCTTTTTCCTGTTGCGCGGATTCGTACTCCTCCTGGCTGTCGTCGATATCGACGCCAATTTCGCCGAGCAGGGTATGGAAAGCACGCGCGGCCGTCTTGCCGGTCACCCAGCCCGCATCCTGGCCAACCTGCAGCGCCGTGGCGCCGTCCTGAAGGGTTTGCGCACCCTTTTGCAGGTCGCGTGTCGCAATCTCGGGGAACTCAATCTGAAAGCTGATATCTGCGCTCTGCGGCAGCACGCCCGCATCCTGCGCCGATTCGATCACGAAGTTCAAAACACTCGTGAGGCAGCGCGCCAGGTGATTCTGGCGATCCTGAATCTTCCGCTGCACTGGAGCATTCATTTCGACGGCCGCCGCGCGATTGGCGTCCACGCCATCGCCGAAGAATGTCGGTGGCAGGCCCGCGCCGCCAAGGCCATATTTCTTCACCATCTCCGCGCCGGCCGCCATATCCTGCCCTTTGAAGTCCGGCGTCTGCGCATCAATTTTCACCTGCTCGTTGGTCACCATCACGCCGCCCTGGCGCGGAGGATCCTTGGTGAGCTTGTTTTTGTACTCTTCCACCTTTTTCGAGTCCGCGCCGCTGAGCGTGTAATGCCATACGAAGGAGTTCAGGAAGCGAACCTTATCGCCGAAGTCGAAGATCATCTGGTCGAAGAGATCAATCCAGTCGGCCAGGGCGAAGAGTTCGCTAAAGCCACGGCTGGCGCTCTTCGCTTTATTAAGCGTGAAGTAGAAGCACTCGCCGGCCAGGCGCCCATAACTCTCAGCATTCGGATCTTCGGTGCGCTGCACCAACAGCATTGGCTTCTGCAGTACTTCACCTACCTCGCGACGCAGCCGGACAGCATAAGGCACATTGATCGAAGCGGTGCCGTCGGCGGTGGCCATCTCCGCAAACTGGATGGTCTCGATGTTCATCGGGTCGATATAGCCTATGCGGATCTTTCCGCTGACGGTATTCTTGGCTACCGGCAGGCAAAGCTCGCCAAACGTGGTCAGCTCGTCGCACCACATGGAGCAGTTCTCGTCCATGTTGTTGATTTCGTCGTTCCAGAAGTTGTCGATCACGTCCTGGACGCGCGGATCCTTAGCCGTTACGCGAACGCCTTTGCCCACGGTGTAATTGGTGATGATCTCCACGATCCGCTTGCCGAAGGGCGTTGTAACCCGGAGGAAATAGCAGACTTGAAGCATCCGGTCATGCATCAGCGGGTTCAGATCGCGAAGCGTGGCCAGGCTGGTGATGCGTCGGAATCCAGGGTCTTCGCCGTCGCCGGTGGTCAGTGTGAAGAGCTGGGGCGCCACGGCCTCGGCAGTCAACTTGGCTTGCGCGGCCGCATCGGCCTCAGAGCGCGCTGCAGCCCAGCGCTTGGCATCGTCTAGATTGAGAAGCGTGAGGCTGTTGCGCTCAGCCGTCGAGCGGCGTTGCAAAAAGTTTACGATCCGTCCTGGAATCAAGCCCATCTCGATCTCCTATCGCGGCGCATGAAGTCATCGCCGCCGCGGCTTACGCCGGTCAATACTTCACCACGGCCAGAGTTTTGCTCGCGTCCGCCAAATTGCACATTGCTCGATGCAATCGCCGCCTGAAAGTTGTAGCGCCGGGCCAGATCCACAGCGCCTTCCAGCGCATCCGCCAGATCGTCTTTGATCTTGCCCAGGAAAAGGAGCTGCGAAATCAAAGCCTTCTGCGTTCCATCCAGGCAGAAGCGAATAGTGCCGTTCTCTACCAGCGGACTCATTGTCGAAATGCGGAGAAACTTATCTGTGAGGTGCGGCACACCCACGACATTCAAGTAACGCCCGCTCGCCCGCGAAACATCGTCTAGCGCTTGTTTCAAAGCCGCCTGGTAAGCCTGATCTTCAATGCCGATCACCATCGGCTGCTCTTCGTCGGCGCGGCGCAGAATGAATTTAACCTGCTTGGTGAAGGGCATCCTGTCCTGCTCGGCGCGCGTCACGTAGATGAAGCCCGCGGCGTCGACGTCAATCGTGACCGAGGCAAAGAAATCCGCCGTTGCTCTCTGGCTGATTGCCGGATCGTTGTAGCTGATCTTCACCGTGGGCTTGCCAACCAGCTCCTCGCGCCGGAAGGCGTGGCGCAATATCCACTCTTCTCTGAAAACCTGCGTCGATTCGCTGATAGGCAGGTTGCGATATTCCTGGTTGAACATCACCGTGCCGATTACTTCTTCCTTTTCACGCAGACTCTGGATGTCCCACTTGGCCGGCCACAGCACACTCTCCGGGCGCCACTCCTGATCGACAGCCTGGAAGCGCCGCTTGACAAACTTCTTATGCTTCTCTTCATCGAGCAGCTTGGCCAGAAGTCCGTCGTAATGCAGAATGGTCCCGATCACAAAGACCTGGCATTTTTTGCCCAGGTTGAGAACTGTGCCCGTAAACCAGCGCTCCAACTTTTCGCGCGTATCGGGATTGGCGACGTCCTCTTCGTTCTCCATGTCGTCGCAGATCACCAGATCTGGACGATAGAGTCGGAAGCGCAAGCCGCGCAGGCTCTGTCCGGCGCCGCGCGCGGCCAGTGTGATACCCGTTGTCGTTCGGCAATCGTTTACATCCCACTTTTTGTCGCCCACCAGGTTGCCGAAGTCAGTGCGCAGTTCAAAGTTTGACTCCAACTCTTCTTTCACGGCCGTGAGCTGAAGAGCTGCCTGGGGCTGCGTATCGCTGATGAGCACGATGAAGCGCCGCAGCTTGTAGCAAACGCAATAGAGAACGAAGATCACCGAGACGCATGTCGATTTAGCGTGTTCGCGCGGAGCCGCAATTGCCGCGTACTGCTCGGTCAGCAGGATTTGGTAAAGCTCTTTGTGGAACTCCGCCGGCTCAATAACCGCGCCAGTCTGCTGATCCACCATGAAGTGGCGCATGTACTTGACGGCAAAGGCAGCGATGTCCGTAGCCAGATTCCAGGCCTGGTCGAGAACTTCAGCGGAGTCATGCTTTTTGGCGCGCAGCTCCCCCGGAACCACGCCGAATATGGCGCGGAGGCGGGCAGCCGCGTCATCACGCTGCTGTCGCTTCGATTTGTTTTGTGAAGGCCTCAGCGCCATGCGTGAACTCCTGGATCAGTTCTTCCTTGATGGGATCGATAACGGCGCGCACCGTTTCCCGCGTGCGCAGCTTCTTTAGCAAATCCTGCGATGCGAGCAGGTAAATCTCGCGCGGATCGCCGGCTTCGGCCGCAATCTTCGCTCGCTCCGCATCGATCTTTTTAAGATCTGCATCGACACGCTTTGCCTGCAGCTCCACACGTTGCAGGCGGCTGAGAGTCAGCGATAAAACATTCAGGCCGTCGAGGAACTTAGCCTGGTCACCCGACCCCACCTGCTGCATCAGTGTGAAGACCTGGTCGCGCATGGCGTTCATGACGGCGGCATTGGTCCCCGGCAGATCGTTACCGGCGAAGGCTGCGGCCCACTCCCGCGCCTTAGCGCTTTCGGCCAGGACCTGGGCGCGGACCTGGCTTACCCGCAGATCGAACCAGCGCTGCAGGCTGGACTTGGCCAGGCGCAGCCCCGGAAAGAGATCGAGGGCGTCCAGATCGACGTTCGGCCAGTCGATGAAGCCACCGCCATCCTTTTCCCACTCGGAGCTGTACGGCTTCGCCGATTGCTCAGCGATCTCCACCCAGGTGCGGCCCCGGTCGTAGAGCTGCTTGATCGCATCCTGCGCGGACTGCGGCAGGCGGTCGATCTTGAGCGGCAGCTTTGTAACCCGCTTTTCTCCGGTTTTTGGCCTAGGCTTTGTCATCATCACTCTTCGTGGAAGTCAGTTAAACAGCACGTCGTCATTGCTCTGGCGGCGCGTGTAAAAGCGTAAGCCGGCCGCCGTGAGCACAATCTGGCTCAACTCCACGCGTCCGGTTTCTTCGTCCGTGCGAGTTTTGAAGTCGATGTAATCGAGCACCTGCAAATCCTGCAAAAGCGTCACTACTTGCTGGCGCCCGACCGTCTGCCCCATCTTGAGGAGAACGGCCCAGACCTCAAAGTCATCCATCCGCGAGAGTTGGTTCTCATGGCCTTCGCGCACGAGTTTGAGGATGATACCCCGCCGCCGCCGCGCTTGAATCTCCCTACGCTCCGCTTCCATTGCGTCCCTCCAACTCCCCGTCCTTGCGATCCAAGGCCGCTTTTTCGTTCCCCAGCATCGTGTGCAGTCCCTTTACGCCGTGAGCCAGTTCCTGCAAGACTTCGTCTTGCCTGTCCAGGCGCTGATAAACGCCGGGGAACTCCTGCGCGGCATAGATGGCCAGGCGCTCTACCTGCTCAAACTCGCGCGTGCCCTGATCGGCCAGCCTGGTCAGCGCATCAGCCGTCCGATCTGATGCCTTCGCTGAGTCATGTACGCTTGAGGCAACCATTGTGAAGCTCTCACGGATGGCATTGATCAGGGCTTCGATCAACTTGCCAAAAACGAGAATCCCGAGCATGGCCACCAAAAAGGCCGGTCCCCAGACCTGGAGGAGTTGGAAGCTCTTGTCTGGCTGGCTGCGCAGGATCTCGTAACAGCCCAGTGCAACCGCCGTACCGCTGGCGCCGCCGATCGCAACCCCAATGTGTCGAAGCCAGCCCGTTCGGAAGCCAGCCTGAACGTCCACCCGCCGAGGCCCAACACCGCCCAAATCCAAAGTCGTCACCGTGGCCATTTCCCCTTCCGAAAGCCGTACTGCCCCTTTTCGAGGTCCGATCCAGAAAAACTTGCCTTTAAACCCGTAAACGCCGGGGCTACGACCCCCCGTCGTACCCGTTCACGAAAATTTCATGTGGGGTAGGCCTTAAATTCGCCCTCAGCCCCACGTATCGCCTTCTGGCGCGTTTTGCCTTTTTGCCCCTTCCGGGCCTCCAAGGATTGGGTCAGAGGTCAGAATGGGATGCGGCTGATCAACAACGCTGCCAAGCCAAATCCCAGGCCTGTCCAAACCCAGTTCCAGAACTCCTGTTTCACAGCGCCTCCACTAAGCCGCGAATCCTGTTCTGCACATTGCCTTCAGTTCTCCAGAGAGGCCGCTTTGTGCAAGTGATAATCAGCTTCTGCTCTGCTTCGGTGTATAGCCACTCGATCTCCATCGAATCGCCCGAGGCATGTCCCGCCGAGGCGTACCCCACGCTCTCAGAGCAACTTATCTTGTCTGCCTGCGCGCGGATGCGGGCGCGGATCTGCAAAAATCTCTTCCGCGTGATCGAGCTAAATGTGGCCGTTACGTTTGCCATCGGCTTGCCTTTTTCAGCCGCTGCCGGACCTGGTTGAGTCCGGCAGCGGTAGGTTGGTTGAGTTCCTCAGGTACGCGCCCGCTCCGTCGAAGCAGCATGGAGCAATACTGGCAATCTGAGGCCGTTCGCTCGTTTGGGTGTATCTCGTTAAACCTTGCCCTGTTGTACGTCCGCTTTCAATTTGGCCATCACTTTGGCCGCAATCTCCTCGACGTATTTCTCATCGCTCTTGATCGCGGCGCCGGCCGTTAGCTCAGCCGAGGCAAATAGCTCTTTGATAGCCGCTTCGATTGCAGCCAGCCTGAATATAAGGGTGGTCTCCAGACTCTTCACTGCGGCGCCGATCTTGCCGTTGAAGACTACGCCCAGAATCACGCCGGTTACGAACACGACAACAAACCAAAAGAAAATCATGTTTTCCCTCTCTCACTGCTGCGCGGGAGGATCTCCCGCCTGTTGTGGGGGCGGACCTTCTCGATCCGCCCGATTCTTATATGCATCTGCGAACTTATTCACGCCGTAAAGAGCTGCGCAAATGCCACTGACGTACATACCCAACTGCCCAACGAACGCCGTCAACTCCGGAACCGTCACCGCGCCGTGGACCTTCGATAACAGCGCTGTCATCCACCCTGTCGCAAAGCAGATCACAATCACAACGCAGATCCGGGCATTGCTGATCGTGCCATCCGGCTCGCTCAGCCAGGAGCGAACGAAAGCCAAGGCTTTGTCGACGACTACCATTTGTGCCCCGCCACGTATCCCGCGCCCGCGCCAATCACGATCCACTTCGCGGCCGTCAATGTTTTATGCAGCCAGGTGCCTCCCTTGGCCGTCTTCTCCCAGGTATCGCGCTGCGCCTCGGTAGCCTTCAGCTCGGCCTGCAGGTCCGCGCTGGTCAATGCACAGGCGGAGAGCTTGGCCGAATTCTCCTGGCAGCCGATCTCGGCGTTCTGAATTGCCTGAAAATCGACTGCCGGAACTACAATTTGTTGTTGTTGCGGAATCTTTGCCGAGTCCGCCTCTCCCAGCTGCGCGGGTCCATTTCCCACCGCCGGTGCTGGCGCTGTCTGAATCGTGATCGGCTGCGGCAATGAAGGAATTAGCTTCGAGGTATCCAAAATGATTTGCTGCGCTGTGGCCGGCTTGGCCTTCTGCTGTTCAAGCGCCGCCAGCGTTTGCTTGAGTTGCGCAGCCGTCTGCGCCGCGTCGTTCTTCGCTGCATCAATGCTCTTCTGCTGCGCGGCTGTCTGCGCCTCAGCTTTGATCCGGGATTCGCGCTCCGCGAGCCATTCATAGCCGCCCAGGGCAATCAGGGCAACTAACAACGCAATACCAATGCGACGCGGCCACGGCGAGGGCGTAACGAGAGTGGCGGGAACGACTGGTGTGCTCACTGGACCTCCTTTCCATGCCACAACTCAGCTTCAGCCGCGCGGCGTGTCTTCAAAGCGGCAAGCTCTTCCGCGCCGGCGTGATCCCAGCGCAGCAGCTGCTCTACCGCATCGTCGTAGCGGCTGGCATTGAGGCACTTGAGAAGCGTTGAGTTGGACAACCGCTGCGCGCCCAGGTTGAAGGTGAAGTCCACCAGCGCATCGAACTGGCCCTGGGTCAGCGGAACCGTCACCAGGCGCGCAACGGCTTGCTCGGCTGTGCGCAGATCGAAGTCAAGCAACGTCTCGGCCTCAGCCTCGTCAATGCCGTTTGGGAAGCTGTCCGGGCGCAGAAGCCTGTGGCCATAGCCAATCGTCGGAAATCCAACCGCGTCTTTGTAAACGTGACTGCGGAAACCTTCACTCCGCTTCAACAACGCCATCCCCGCCTGGCTGAATTCCATGATGGCCCCTCGTCCCTGTTCCCTGTTCTCCGGAGTCCGGGGATTGGAGCGTGTTACCGCACTGCCTCCAATCCCACGGATTTCCGTCTGCTCTGGCGACTCCACCTGTCTCCTTTCGGGAAGTTGGTGAGTCGTTACCGTTCAGGTATGAAGGCAGAATAGGGCGCAGCTCTGCTGCGCGGTGCGGCAACTGCGATAGCTGAGTTATCTGCGATAGATGGAATGATGCGCGGCGTTGGCGATAGAACGAATAAGAATTTTCAGGGCGCGGCGTGGCCAATTGGATAATTGGCAATCAGCAACTCAGGAGAAGATTTGCGCTCGGCCGCTCCGCATATTGTATACACCACTCCCACGCGTCGTTTTTTGAATCCATGGATTTTTGCCAGTCGGCGAATCTCGGCGCAGTCATCAAAGCTCATCAGAAATTTTCCCTTGAGCGTGGCGAGCTGCTCAAACATTTCTGCCCTGCGCTTTTTCTCCAATGGCGCGTATCGGCCGTTCGGCTGGAAGTTTACATAAGGAGGGTCGAGATAAAAGAATGTCTCCGGCGAATCGTAACGCAGCAGGATCTCTGCGAAGTCCTGCTGCTCAATGAGAACGGACGCCAACCGTTCTGCCGTCGCCATCAGCAGATCGCGCACCCGATTCAACGGCCGCTTCGGCCTCAGAATGTGAGCAGACCCCCGCGCGAAATGTTCACCCTTTGCCCCAAAGGAATACCAGACCAGGTAAGCAAAGCGTAGCGCGCGATCGATTTCAAGTTCCTGATCTGTCTTGGCGCGCAGTTCGCGGAATCTTCCTGCGTGAATGCAGTCGAGCTGCAGCAGCTCGGCCAGCTCCGCAGGCCGGTGCTTCACCACGCGGAAAAAGTTGATGACTTCCCCGTTGAGATCGTTCATCACCTCTAGATTGGCCGGCTCTTTGGCGAAGAGCAGTTTCGCCGAACCGGCAAAGACCTCTGCATAAATCCGGTGCTCAGGAATCAGGCTGAGCAGCGTCTTCTGGAGCGCCCGCTTTCCACCAGGCCAAGCAAATGGGGAGTTCATGCCTTTGAGCGTAACTCGAAACAAAGGCGAACACAAGGCGAAAGTATAAAACAGATATTTTTGATCTTCTAGGCTGCTTTTTGTTGTTTTCTATCGTTTCTCAATTACGCGGAATCAACTGAAACGAATCGAGGAAGCGAACAGTCCCTTCATACGGCAGTCTGGCTGGAGCAGTGACCCAAGTTTGATAGAGCGTTGTGCCCACCAGATAAATTCGGACGCTGAAGCGCTGTCCCATATCGTTTTCGGACTCAAACTCCAAGCCTCGATAGATGCCCAAACTGATTTTTCGCTCGCGAAGGAGCCTCCCTCTTGAGGCTAAATATTCACTTTTTGCGCGTTGCAAAACGGTGTCTTGATCCCAATCTGAAGCTGCGCTGTGATAATCGTTTGCCGTAACGTAAAGCCACGCCTGCGCATCCTGAGCATAATAAGAGTGGATTTCGATTGAGCCGGTCTCTGTGACACTAGCGTTTTTCGTCAGACGTGGCTCGGTTGGAAAGAAGATGCTGAAACCATCGAACGGTGATTTGTAGGCGTTTAGTTGTGCAGCTTCAATGGCTGGCTGGTCAGATGGTGGCTGAACTGTGGCATATGAAGCTGCAGGCCGATAGTCGGCTGTTGGTTGAACTATTGGGCGCGGTAAAGTGGATTGTGAGTTTGATGGATGTAGGAATCCGCGGATTGAATATGTTTCGCTTGTGCCCCGCCAGAAAAGTTTGACCGTGTCGCGGCGGAACTCTGCCTCCACGATGGAGTTTGCCTCGGGGCTTCTGCAATCTCTATAAACAGTAGGCGCATGGGAATCGTTGGCGAGAACCGCATCTGTCGCCATCATCACGGACGAGAAGATGTTGACCTTCGTAATGCACTGCACAATGACGATGCTCGAATCGGAGCGTTTCAATTGGAGCGCAGAGCCTTCGATCTCCTGCGTTCCCGATGCTGGGGCAGAGAAGACGCCGGAGCAAGAGTTGCCATAGCAGGAGACAGACATCCGTCCGTTCATATACCAGTCATGAAGCGTCGTCGAGGACTCCCGAGCAACTACAGTCACCGTTTCTCTGGGAGCTTTATTGGCAGAAGCGCTGGAGCAGCAAAGCGCAGCCATTATCGTTAGAAAAATTCCAATCTTCTTCATGCCTTGCTCACTTTCTATCCAGCAGGCCGTGGAAACCCGATCCACCAGAGAATTTTGCCAATAATACGCCACTCTGCACTGTTGGTGATGACAATTGGATCGTAATGAGGCGCCGTGTGCTGGGGAACAAGTAGCTCATCCTTCCCGGATTTTCGAAGCCATTTGATCGTACATCCTCCGCTGGGGTCGGTGGCGGCAACCATTTGTTTATAAAGTGCCTTGCGATCCGTGATGGAGGTATCTATTGCGACAACATATCCATCGAGAAGAACCGGGCTCATTGAGTCGCCTGAAACTTTCACGCAGACAGTCTCCTGCGGATTCGGGCAGAGAGCGCTTCGAACAATAATCATGTCCTCAACTTGCCGGTCATCGATCATGCGCGGTTCACCAGCGGCCGCCGAGTCTCGCAGCAGGGGCAGCGCAATATAGTCTGTCTTCTTTTTCAGCCGAAGGCCCTCTCCTCTCGCTCCAGATGGCGAAATCACTTCAATTTTTGGAGGCGGCCTGCTTGCACTTATGAGGGCATTCTCCGGCAGAAATTGAAGAATATCTGATCTGCTCAGACCTGCTTTTTCGAGGAAAGTCCAGCGTAAATTTTCAGGGGAAACTTTCGCCAGTTGAATTAGACCTCGTTCGTCCGGATCGATCCCCATCTCCCAGCGATGGACAGACATAGGGGAAACGCTTAATAGGGTCGCAAGCCGCCGTCCCGAAGAAATCTTCAGGTGGGTCTTCAATGCCTCAATTGAACCCTGTATTCCTTTCTTTTCTTCGGACACGGCCTTCCCCGAAATAACTCTTGACAATGTAACGCGATGATAGTAACTTGGCGTTACAGTTCCAGAGAGTTGATTTCCACCATGAATTCTACCTTGTTCGGCAACGCCTTTCGCTTGGCAAGAAATGTCAGGGGCGTTATCGCCGTCGTGGCCCGGCGGCTGAATCTCTCCCACGAGCATGTACGCCTCGTCGCGCATGGTATGCGGGTTAGCAAGAGAGTAGCTCGCGCCCTCGATGCAGAACTGCGCAACCGGAAGCACCAGCAGCGACGAAAGAAGGCGGCGTGAACTCAACATGTTTTGAGTCTCCTTCCTTTGCTGCTGGAATGTCACTGCCACTCTTTGACCAAAATTCTTCCATCAAGCCGCTGCCTGGAAGCCTGAATGATGATTCGCTGGTGCGCGGCCTTGTAACGGACGCCATCAAGCGTTCAGGAAAGAGCCGGGAACAGATCGCGGACGAAATGCAGTCGATGCTCGCCGTGCCTGTCACGGCGCGCATGATCGCTTCCTTCACAGCAGAATCCAAGGAACTCCATCGCTGGCCCGGCGCGTGGGATCGCGCGTTTTGCGCCGCAACCGGCGACTTCCGGCTACTTTATAGCCGCGTGGAACTGGCTGGCTACAAAGTCATTACGCAAACCGAAGCTGAACTCCTCGACCTGGGCAGGGAATTCCTCCGAGAAAAGCGCGCTGCGGAGCATGTTGCGCTGCTCGAAAAAAGGTTGTCGGGGGTTGAGTTATGAAGTCAGAAAACCGCCATTTTTCTCTTACAAATTATCCGCTTTGCTGGCCGGATGGCTGGGCGCGCGTCGCAAGCTACGCCCGCAAGAACGGCCACTTCAAGCGCGACCGTCGCGGCGTCTCGGTGATGGATGGCATCCAGCGCATTCTTTTCCAACTAAACTCAATGCGCATCAGCCGCGATGACGTTCTTATCTCTACCAATGTGCCCACACGTCTCGATGGACTGCCTCGCTCCGACCAGCGCGAACCTGCCGACTCCGGCGTTGCCGTTTACTGGCGTAAGAGCCAGGACGCTCCTATGCAATGCATGGCCATCGATATATACCGCTCGGTAGCGGATAACCTGGCGGCCGTGGCGGCCACGCTGGAGGCCATGCGCGCTATTGAGCGTCACGGCGGCGCCCAAGTCCAGGAGAGAACCTTCCGCGGCTTCGCGGCTCTGCCGGCCAAAACAGACCGCGACTGGTGGAACGTTCTCGATGTGCGCCGGGATGCAACCCGAGCGGAGATCGAAGTCAACTTCCGCGCGCTCTCCTTTGCACGCCACCCCGATCGCGGCGGCAGCAACGAAGCTATGAGTGAACTGAACCGCGCACGTACAGAAGCTCTAGATGAGGTGAAGTAGATGGCCACGCAGCTATCGATTTGTCTCCCGCTGCCAACTCCAGTCGCCACCCCTCAGCGCGTGCTGCTTCCCGATCCGAGCGATCAAGCCCAGGCCGAGCAACGTCTCGCCGCGATTCAGATGCTTTTTGATTACCGCACCGATCCGCATCGCTTTGGTTCGTTGCGCCTGCAAGATGGAACGCCGGTGACCAGCTCTAGCCGCATGACTGCATACGTGGCCGAATCGACAGGCGTGAGCGAGCGAACAATTTGGCTCTGGCTCAAGCGTTTCCAAAATGGCGGATTGGCCGACTTGGCCGATCACACGCGCAAAGACAAAAATCAATCCCGTTTCTTCAGCGCCTATCCCAAAGCCGCGTGGCTCGCGGCTTACCTTTACCTTACGTGCAAACAGTCGGCCACCTTTGCTTATGAAGCAATCGTGCGCGACGCGGCAATGATCGACGTTCCTGAAGGTGATTTGCCAAGTTATAAAACCGTCCGCTCCTGGCTGCGATCCATGCCGCCATCTCTGACAACTTACGCGCGCCAGGGCCGCAAGGCCTATCGCGAGCGCATGAGCCCTTATCTGACGCGCGGCTACACCGACGTTTACTCCAATGCGGTTTGGGTCGGCGACCACATGATCCACGACGTTGAGTGCTTTAACGACACCTTCGCTGAGGTGGAGTGGGGCGCGCCGATCCGCATTCGTTTTTCCGCGATGCTTGACTATCGCAGCCGCATGTATGTGGGCGCGAGCTGGGCCTGGGAGGGCAGCTCCCGCGCCATCGCCGCTACCATGCGGCGCGGCATCGCCAAGTATGGTCCTCCTGAGTGCATCTACGTTGACAATGGCAAGGATTACAAGAAGGTGGCCAAGGGCGCGCTGCCCGGCTATCTGATGGAGTCACCGCTGGCGCCGCAGGGCTGGTGGAAGGCCGAGTTCGATTCAATTGCCTCCACGGGTTTTCTGGCGCGGCTGGGAATCGCCGTCACGCACTGTATTCCTCATCATCCCCAGAGTAAGCACGTTGAGCGCAGTTTCCGCACGGTTCACGAGCGCTTCGATAAATGCTGGCCCACCTACACCAGCGGCAATCCTTTTACGCGGCCTGAATCTACCGAGACGGCCATGATGATTCACCGTCGCCTTTTGAAGGCTGGCCGTGTTGATGAGTCAAAGCACCCCAAGGCGAGCCTCTTCATCATGGCCTGCCTGGCCTGGCTGGATGAATATGCAGACACTCCGCACACCGGCGAAGGCATGGACGGCGGAACGCCGCGCGAAGTCTTTGAAGCAAATCTCAATCCGCGCCAGAAACCTATTCCCGATCCCGCCACACTCGCGCTGCTGCTGATGGAGCATGAACCTCGCCAGGTGCGCGAATGTGCTGTGCACCTCAACAAGCGCCGCTATCAGCCTGTTGATCAGGCCGGTTGGTTAGCGCTGCACAATCTCAACGATACCGAAATCATTATTGCCTACGACAGCAACGCCTGGGAAAAGGCCGCAGCGCTCGATCTCGACGGCAACTTCATCGCGACACTCCAGGCTGAAGACAAAGTCCGCTTTGCTCCCTATGACGAGAAGACTCAGGCGCAAATCGCGGAGAGCATGGCGCAGCGCCGTCACCTCGAAAAGCAGACGCGCGAAGCGCTTTCAACCATCACTCTCGTCGCCCGTCAGAACGGCGCGCAATCGCCGCTCGAAGCAATGGCTGGCCGCTTGCGCTTGCCGGTTAACGCTGATCTTTCCGATGTAGTCACACAACGCCCCCACAAACTGTCCCCCGACAATGACACCTTCACTCGGCCGCCGACGCCGGCCGAAGCTGCACGTATTTTTAGGGAGAATCAACATGAACGAACCTGCCAATAGCGCTGCGCGGGTACAGAAACTCGCCATCGACTATCTGACCCAGTCTGGCATGAGCCCGGAAGATTTCGCGCGGAGAATCGGCTACTCGCCGAACACCTTCGCTCAGTTCCGCAACGGACGTTATGCCACAATCGCCGACGCCAGCCACATTTGCGCGGCGATTCTCAGTTTCATCGATCGCTTTCCGCTTGAGTCCGACGCCTGGACTGGCAACCTCTACGAAACGGGCGCCGTCAAGATCATGCGCTCTGTCTTCACGCAGCTACTGGAGCGGCCGCAAATCTTCATGGTTTACGCGCCGCCGGGATCGGGCAAGACCGACATTGCGCGCTACCTGATCTCGCAGCACAACGCGCAACGCCCGGCTGAAGAGAAGACCTACATCTTCCGCGTCTACTGCCGCGCTCGCATTTGCCCGCGCGACCTGATGAAGCGCGTAGCCACCGCCTGTGGCACCGAGGCGCACACAGCCATCGACCGCGCCATTCACAATCTGCGCTGGGATTTTCGCGGCGCGCGCGTTGTTCTTTACTTTGACGAGGCTCAGCATCTCTCCATCGACTGCATGGAGGTGGTGCGTGAGTTGCTCGACGAAGATCCACGCTTCTCGCTCTGCTTCGCCGGCTCGCACGAACTCGACCGCATCTTCGCCGACTTCGCCGGGCGGCTCGAACAGCTTGAGCGCCGCATTAGCGACAAGATCACGCTTCCGCCCGTCACCGCCGACGAGGCTGCTGGCATCCTCAAATCGGAACTCGCCGGCCTCACGCTCGACGCCGCGCTGATCCGCCAGCAGATCGAGCTGGCCACCATCAGCGTTCGCGTTGACCGAAAGGCGCAGCGCTATATCAGCATCGGCAGATTGATGGCCGCGATCCGCGAGATCCGCGCGGGCCTGGCCAAGCCGGAGATCTCCGAGAAAGCCGAGGCCGCTGCATGAAGATCAGCAAATGCCTTCGTTATTTTGGAATGGCCTCTTCCGTTGATGTTGAGAAGGTGGGCACGACTTCAGCTTTGCCTTCGTCGCTGCAGCGGTTGGTCGAGGAAACGGATGAGCTTGAGCAGGATAAGGTGCTCAATTGGACTCCCAGCGACCAGCAACTGCGCCGCTTGACCAACTTTGTCTTTCGCGCCGACGAGATCGTTTGCAACGGCGTCAAGCTCTTCGTGATTTTAGCCGCGCTCTATCTCGTGTGGGAAATCGTCCCCGCATTTCTACCTGGCGGTGCTGTTGACCAGGTGCTCGGAGGCCGCGAATGATCGAGCGCTACATCCAGATTCGCTGCGACAACTGCAAAGTCTATTCCGACAGCGAAGACGCGGCATGTTTCACAGAGACTCAGTTCCGTCGCGACCTCAAAGAGCGCGGCTGGAAGTTCGAGAAGAACACGCGGCTGCACGATAAACAAGACCTTTGCCCCGCGTGTGCGAAAGGCGGCGCATGATGCCAGCCCAGCCCAGCGATCGCGTTGTCTACATCGATCAGTACGGCGACGTGCAGTGCGCTAGCTCAAAGTCGGTTGCGGCCATTCCATCGGAGTTCGCGGATGCGCTGACCGCTCTCTCCGCCGATCTGGAGCTGGCGCTTGATTGCCTGCGCATCTTCAAAGGCATTCCAATCCCCGTGGCCAAAGCCATCCTCAGAAATATCGAGCCGGCGCACGCCGCCATCGATATGGCGATCCGCTGCTCGCGCCCATCGGAAAGGATGGTGCACTGATGCAAGCTCCTCCATTTCTCTGCCAGGTCTGCGGAACTCCCAAGCTCGACACCAATCACTGGCTCTTCGCCATCGTCAAGCCGGACTTTGAGGGAATCCTCTTTCAGCCGATTGAGGCCACAGACCCGGATAGGAACCCACTCTTCACTTACGAGGAAATCTGCGGCCAAAGCTGCTGCCACAAGCGGCTCTCCCGTTACCTCGACGAACTCAACGAAACCTTCAAAGCAATGCAGAAAAGCGAGGATGAAGACAATGACCCCACAACAGTTTGATTTGTTCTGCTTGGACTATGCGGCCAAGCAGCTCGCCGCCGAAGAAGCCAAGACCAAGGCCGACACCGCCAAGGCCCTGGTAATGAACGCCGTGCAGGAATTCGGCCGCGTGCCCACCAACGCCGAAGCCTCGCGCCGTTTCGAAGGCGCGGAGTGGTGCGGAACCGTCACCGCCGCCACAACCATCGAGATCCTCGACGATAACGTCACTGAACTGGAGCTGCTGCTCTCTCAGGCCAAACTCTCGAAGGTCTTTCCGCTCATGTTCTCGCGGCGCGTTGAATACACCATGCTCAAGGACGCCGAGCGCGTGCTGCCGCAGACCCGCCTGCCGAAGAAGTTTGCCGAGCGCATTCAGCAGCTCTATTCCCGCTGCTTCGTTCCCCGGAAAAAAACACCCTCGCTCAAGGTTGAGACCATCACCACCGTGCGAGAGCGCGAAGAAAAGGCCGCGAAGAAAGCGGCGAAAGGCGGCGCGAAGTGACACTGCTCGAACGGCGTATTGAACGCGTGGAGATGGCCATTTCTCAGGCGCAATCGCGCCTGGAGGCGATCAAGGCGAGGGCGATTGAGGAAACACCCTCCGTAAATCAGGGCGCTTTTCTGTGCGAGGCCAGCAAGCAGATGCAGGAAGCCGCGCACGATCTACAGAAGACCTTGCTTAAGAAGTGGGTGGCTGGACATGAGCAGAGGATGGCTCTGCGCTTGAGAAAGGCGGCGGCCTTATGAGCGTCGCAACCAAAGATGCATTGGCCAGCGCCAGCGAAGCCCTGAAGCAGGATGTTGTGACGCTGCTGACCACTTACAACACCAATCACCCGAACGTGGCCTATGAAAGCCCTGAGGCCGCCGAGAAGCTCGTTGATGCGCTCATTCCCCGCATCGCTGGAGTGATGGCCTCGCTAGCCTCGCTCCACTGCGCGGCGAAGGCCGACATCGCGGCGCGTGAGCCTTTCGATATTCATCAGTTTGAAAGGAGCGCGTGATGAATGACGCCGTCACCAGCATGGCTCCGCGCGGAAAGCGCTGCACTCGCTGTCTCTGCTGCGACGCCATCATTATCTTCGACGGCGAAGCCCTGTGCGCAGCCTGCGACGACGGCACGCATCCTCCGCTGGCCGAGCAGCACGCGGTGAAACCGTTGCCAACCCCTCCCCCACTCCCACCATCAACAAATGAAATAGAAATTGGAGAGAAGCCGATGAAAGTAACACCCGCGTTAATAAAAGCTATTCGAGAATCTGATTTCTCGGAATCATGCCGCGTAGTTGGCGATCGCCTCGGCCTTGACATGAGTGTCGTGCAATATTACCGCACGAAGATGCGCAATGAAGAGAAATCCGGTAAGCCGGCACCAGCTCAACCGCAGCACAAGTTGGCAGAGCGCACCGCGTCGCAAATAAAGGCTACATGCGTCGGCTCTGGCCACACTCTTGCAAACTCGGTCGAGGCCACAATCCTCGTCACCGACAAGATCTGCGACAACTGGTGGCGCAGCCTCAAGCTCGGCGACAAAGCCGCGATCTTCGCCAGCAACTATGTCATTCGCATCGAAGGATCAGTTCAATGACGGAGCTTTCCCTTTTTCCTGATGACTCGATTGAAGCCCGCAGGCAGACCATCGATGCGGATATTCTCTGGCTGCTGACTGGCCATCCGGGAGGCCCGCAGAATCTGACGCTCTCCCTCGACGAAAAGCAGGTTCTCACCGCGATCCGCTACTGCCGCGGCGCGGCGAACGCGGTCACCATCCGCGATCTTCAGGAATTCAAGGGTTGCGAAACACTGGACGCGCGGGAGATCAAAAAACGCTGTTCGAACCCTCCGCATCAACTTTCGCATCCCTATCGGCTCCAGCAAAAAGGGAAGCGGAGGCGGTTATTTTGTCATGCTCTCCGATGAAGATCACACCATTCTTCGTGGCCAGATCCTCGACCAGGTGCGTGCGGAGTTGGAGGTTCTCAAAGCCGTCGATGGTCCCCGCGCGGCGCTGGAGCTGCTCGGCCAACTGCAACTGGAGGTATGCTGATGCGTCTGTCTTTTCGCCCAAAAGATTATTTCATTGTGCTTGCCAGCGTTTTCTTGAGCCTTGCTGGTTTTGTGTTTTTCGTCCTCGGCCTTATCGTCGCGCACAGTTGGTAA